TAGTCTAATAAATCTTTCATTTGTTAAAGTGTTAAAATTAATACTGCAGTAATAAATAATCCCCATAAAATAAATGCTAATCCGATGTCTTTTAAATTCTGTTTCATTTTGTTTGTGTTTTAAGTTGTTATTTCTTTGGCAAATATATAACTGTTTTTGAGATAAAAAACAATGATTATTAATTTTAACAAAACTTTAACATTTTAGACAAAAAAAGGGACACTAATTAAAGCATCCCCTTTTCTAACAAACAATTTAAAAAACAAGAATTATAAAGAACCTAAAAGAGAAGTATATTTATCAATCATTTCAACTAAATCTACGTCTGTAAATTTAACAGTTTTCTTTGATTCTATCATTAATTTATCTGCGAAGTTTTCACCATATTGTGAACAAAGTTTTTTACCAAATTCATATTGTAAACCTTGAGAACAGATATTGCAGGAATAACATTGAACCTGTACATTAAATTCATTCCATCTTGTTGAATAATGCCTTCTGGAAGCAAAATGACCTGCCTGTAGCTTCTTATATTCATTTTTAACTCCACAAGTATAACATTCAGCTATTTCATCAATAGCATACCTTCTACGTATGTATATAGAAAAAACTTTATCTAATTTTTCAACTAATGATTTACGTGAAGGTTTTTTCATATAATATTATGAGTTATATTATATTTTGGTTTTAATAATTTTATATATTTTTCTTCTAATTTTAAAAGTTCAGTATCTGAAATTTCATTTGGTAATTTAGCAACTATTGAAAAACTATCAAATTCTTTTAATTCATCTTTTTTATGAGTTAAAATTCTACTTTGTATATTTATTGTTTTTCCAATATATACCACTTCATCATTATTTATTAAACAATATATAAATTTATAAAATAATATAGGCTTTTTATTATTTATTAAAAAACTTTTTAAATATTCTTTTTTGTTTTTATTTTTTATTTTAATATTTAATTCAACTGATTCTTTAGTATTATTATCTTCAATTGATTTTTTTAAAAACTTTGTATTTGTATATCCTCTTTTACTATTTATCCAGTTCTTAAAGTTTAAATATTCTTTTTCTGAATAAAATACTTTATTATAAGTTTTACTAACACCGTAATATTGACATTTAATTATATATTCTAATTTCATATTTTATAAGTATATTATTTCGTTTTAAATATTACACAAATTTATATAAAAAAAAGAACATTGAATTTTATAAAATCAATTAATTATTAACAAGTTATTATCTACCTTGACCTCTGTACTTCTTTTTGTAATTTTTAGAAGATTTTAATTTAGAAGATTTTGTTTTAGAATGTATATTTGGTCTTGAAATATTAGTTTCTACTCTTAAAGAAACCACCGTTTGTTTAGCCATAGTACTATAATTATTGCTATTATTATTAAATATCCAAAAGGATTACTAACTTTTTTAATTTCCTTTTTCTTTTCTTTTATCTCAACTTTTGTAGTTTGTTGTTTATCTTCTATTTTAGATATCTTTTTATCTTGGACTTGTATAGTGTTATCTTTTGTCTTTTTGTAGCTTAAAACAACGTTTTTGTATGTTACACCATTTACTACAATATCTTTACAGGTATCTAAAGGAGTAATAATAAATTCATCAGTTATAATATTATTTTTAGTTTCAATTTTAATATCTTCTTTCGTCTCTATTTTAGTGTAAATTTGGGACAAAGAATCTTTCTTAACTTCTTCTATTACTACTTTTCTTGTTGAACAAGATGATAACATTGTAATTACAGTAGATGCTATTACTACATAGATAATAAATAATATCCAAGTTTTATTTTGTGAAATAATTGTCTGCTTCAATTTGTCTTCTTTTAGTTAAACCATTTAATATTTTACCTCCTGCTTTATTCCATTTTAAAAATTCATCTTTTATAGTATGGTCTAATCTATTATTATTTACCTTCTTTAAAAGTGTACTTTTCATAAAATTTCCAACACCTACATTATAAGCAAATGAAACTAAAGAGTTAAATTGATTTTGTGTTAAAGGTTGTGTAACTAATTTACTAACTCTTTTAGCAAAATTATCAGCAATGTCTTTAAACATATCAAATGCTTCTGCTTTAGTTATTTCTTTATCCACCATAGTAACTTTTTTACCATCTTTATAAAATGTGTTACCATAACCAATAGTAGCTAATTTAGCAGGACATAAATAAGGTTTAGAACTAAATCCTTCAAACTCACAAATTAACATATAACCTCGATTATCAAGCTTCATTTAGATAATATTTTAATTATTGTTCCTACTAATCCAGCAGTTAATAAACCTGCAACAAATTTTAACTGTCCGATATAAACGGACTTTTTAGCCATATCTAATTCAATAAACTCTAACTTTTCTTTTAGTGTTTCTATGTCTTGTTTAATATGGTCTATATCTGATATTACACCTTTATTTCCATTTACTTTAGAACCAACTAAAGCACTTGATATATGTTGTAAATCTTCTTTAATTAGCCGAAGGTGTTGCTCCATTCTATCTAACCTTTCTTTTTCTTGAAATTCCATTTTAACTTTTTAATTTTGCAACTATATCTGTAAATCCTTGTATGCTTACATAAGCAGTAGCTATTATTACCCAATCTTGAGAAGTTAAATTACCAGCAAATAAACCACCACAAGCTATTAAAAAAACCATCAATTTACGTGATATGAATTTATTTAATATTCTATCTAAATTCTCTTTACTCATATCCTGCAAAGTTATGCTTTGGATTATTAACTACTATTTCATTACTTTCAAAGTCTATATCTTGAATTGACATTATATCGTAATGATAACCCTCAACTTCTTCAATTAATCCTATTTCAACTATAGCTTGTATTCCTTCTGCATACACTAATTCAGAATCTACTTCTACATAAATACCTTTAGCAATAAAATCAGCAATAGCAGTTTCTTTGTCGTTGTATTTCAATTTATATATATTCATTACAAAGTTGTTAATGATACCATTTCAGCATCTGTTAAATAAGTTTTATATAATTGTGCAGATTTTACTTTTCCGTAAAATGTATTACTACCTGATGTTCCTCTATCAAAACTAAATCTATTCATTGAAATTGGTAATGTTGTTACTATACTACTTGCTCTATTAACTCCATTTATCCATAAAGATACTCCCAAAGTATTACTGTATCTTACTGCCATTTTTATAAATTGTGTTTCATCAGCAATAGTATAATTAATTGATGGAATAACAAGAGTTCCTGCTGATACCATTGCAGCTGATACAAGATTTGATGAAGAATCATAAATCAATACAATCCTATTTGAAGTTGTTCCATCTGATATTGATACAAGTCTTGCAGTTAAATCATTTGATAAAGCAGCACTTTCAAAAAACATAACACCTTCAGTTTGTCCTATTAAACTTGTTACACCACTAACAGAAGCTAAATCTTCATTCCTTGTAACTGTACTTGTTGTAGTTGGAATATATGATGTAGCATAACTTCCATTTTCTAATTGTCCATTAGTACAAGTACCACTAACTGTTAAAAATAAATTCCCCGAAGTTGGTGTAAATGTTAAACTAACTCTATTTGATACTCCTGTTCCAACTAATGAACCTGAAAAAGTACCACTAAAAGTTATTGTTCCTGTACCATAAAATGAAACAGTACAAGCTACTCCAGTTGTAGATATTGTTTGTGTTACAACTGTAGCACTATTTAATAATCTATTTGTTCTTTGTGGCTCTAATAATATATTAGCAACTCCACTTGTATAATCTACTCTTGGAATACCTGTAGCTACATTTTCAACTAATCCACTACTATTTACTCTTGTAGCAGTTGTTGCTCTTGTAGTTGTTAAATCTCCATTTCCACTTGATGGCACAACAGAATATAACTTATTAGCTTTATAAGATGTTGGTGTTAAAACTAAAGATGCTTGTGTTAATAAACTCATATACTATAAATTAAATATTGGTGTTTTTCAGGTATTTCATCTTCTGAAATTTCAAATAAAGTTGGATTATCAACTATTGATGGATGTTCTTCTAATGGTTCGTTAGCTACTACAACTGTATAGCTATCTGTTCCTACGGTGTTAATTTGTCTAATGTGTCTCATTTTATACAAAATATTGAATGAATGCGTATGCATATCTATGTGATGCACTTGCTCTACCTATATAGATTTCAAATGCATTTGGAGTTCCTAAAGTTTTTAATCTTAAAGCACAAACTTCAGCAGTTGGTGTAGCAGGTACTACTTTTGTTCCTGTTAGCATTCCACTTCCATAATTAACTACATCATTTACTACTGTAACACTTGAAGGTGTTTCTGGTGTTGGTAAATCACTTGGTAAAGCTAATACTACTGAAGTTAATGCTGAACCTGCAACTGAATAAGATAAATTAATTCTTAATGTTACAAGATTACCAACTTGTGACCACATATAAGTATGGTCTGTTGTTCCACTTGGTGCAGTTGTTCCTGCCCAAGAAGGTGTTGGTGTATATGTTTGTTCTCCAACATTCTTAAATACTTGTTCTGTTGGTACTGCACTCGCATTAGTATTATTTGCTAATACTGTAAAAGCACCTTGAGATGCTGCTGAAGCTGAAATTGTTAAATCTCCACTTCCTAAAATGCTATTTCCGTTTATAGATTTGATATTTACAGTAGATTGTAAAGTATCTTGTTTACCACTAAATTGAGTTTGAATCCCACTTGTAACTCCTTTTACATACGATATTTCACTAAGACTTGGGTAAGTTGCAAGTGGTAAACTAACCACATTTTTATTAGCATCAAATGAAGCTATTGTAGATGCAGTTTGTAATCCTATTTTTAATGTTCCATTTGATACCTCTAAGTTATTTTGAGCATTAGAAGTTCCTCCTCCAAAATAGTGTGTTGCACCAATTCCGTTGATATAAAATGTTTGACCAAATTCAGGAAATATACTTCCTCCACTATAAAGATATCTTACAGCAGTTAAATTATCTGTAAATGTTTTTAATCCTGAAATAGTTTCTGTACCTGCTAAATGTACTACACTTGCATCATTAGCAGGTGTATATCCTAATACAGTTGAAATAGATTTATTTTTCCATAGTTGAGTAGATGTTTCATAAAATAAACCTTCATTGTTTAATGGATTATTTATGTAAACATTATGAAGTTCATCGAGTTCCCAACCATTCATTATTTTTACATAGATTTTACCATTTATTGCGTGAGCATATTCAACATAACCTATAACAACTATATGACCATTAGAACCATTTGGTTTTATGTTTGTTAATCTACCTGCTACTGTTGGACTTAAATATAATACATCTCCATCTAACCAAGTTTCACTTTGTAAACTTCCAGTTGTATTTATATTTTCTATTTGACCCATTGTGATAATGAAACCCTCTTGATTTGTAGCAATAGTTTCAGTTACCAATCCAATAGTATCGGCACTATTTAAATCTACATCTCCTTGTGCTAATTCAACTGATAATCTTTGTCCTGTTGCACCACTAACTCTTACTGCTTGATATGCTGCTTTTGTTAGTGTTTGATTTGGTGTAACTTTGTTTACTACTCTTGCAACTAAATCTACACCATTTTTTAATACAACATTACCACCTTTTAAAGTAGTTTGTGAACTTCCTAATGAATCATTCCATTGTGTTGTACCTACTACTGCAGTTCCTGTTGGAGTTGTATCTAAAGTAACTTGTCCTGAAGTTAATCCAAATTCACCTAAATTAACATTTGTAGTTGCTCCTGTATATGGAACTGAATTTGCTATTTTTGTTTTTTCAGAAGAAGTTAATAAACCTGCATTAGTAACATCAGCTAAAGGAATAGTAGCATCTGTTCCTGTATCACTTGTAACAATGCCATTAGTTGGACTTGGTGTATATGCTAAATTAGTAGCACCACCACCGCCTCCACCACCTGTAGTTACTGAACCATCTGCCATTAAATATTGAGCAGAAGTACCACCTAATTTAACAAATTTATCAGCATTTATTTGTTGAGTATATCCTTGATTTACATAAGATATATTTCTTAAAACTGCTAAAGAAGATAGTAATTCATTAGATGCTTCAACTGTACCACCATCAGCAATAGTTCTTAAATAAAACGCATCAAATATAGAGTTATCTCTATCTAAATAATTTAATTGTAATTGCTTTGAATTAATATCATTTTTAGTTCCTAAATTAGCTAATACAGTAGTTGTACCATTATCTAATAATACATTTGCACCTGTACCACCACTTTTAATAAATGAATTAGCAGTTATTGAAGTTGTAGTAGTATTTCCGAAATTAGTAACTGATTGTAAATTTTGACTTCCACCAACACCTGATACTTCATTGATGTTAATGGTAGTTAAATTTGGATTTACAGTAATAGAAACAGTTTCTGTTGTTTCGTAAACATTAATATCTATTATATCGTTTGCCATTATCGAGTTACATCATTAGTTATTGAAAAGTTTCCACTTACATAAGTTTTAACAGTACCATCTGCTTTTATAAGTTCAATATCATAAATGTAGTTATAAGCATCTAAATTTATAATTTGTCTATTAATTGAAAATATACCACTTGTAGGATTAGTAATTGTTATACCTGCACTTGCAACAGAAGTTAATGAAAGAAATATTACACCTCCATATTCTTTTCTTAATTGCATTCTTAACGTGCAACCTGTTAAATTTAATGCTACTGAATTAACAAGCATTTGAAAGTTTACTGCTTCAAATGTATCTCCTTTTATATGTGTAAAATCTAAAGCCATTATTTGTCTTTATTTAGTTTGTTTAAAAATACCTCTAACTTTTTTACGTTAGTTTCTTTTGGCTTGTATGTTTCTTTTATAGTACCCATCCTGTAAAGTTTGCATTGTGGTCTGGAAATACATCAGCATTTGAATTAGCAGTATATTCAGGAAATAAATTTTGATTAAAACTCATATAATCTATAAACCTATTTGTATAAGATTGTGCAACATCTCTTTCTTTTTCAATTAAGAAATCTATTTCAGACTTTTCAACTGTAGAACTGTTTTCAGAATTATGTTTAAATACTCCTTTATTTGATACTTTATAAGCAGCGTAAGGTAAAAACTCTACCATTGCCCAATGTATTACCATTGGTTTGATATATTTGCTTAAAAGCGTTGTATATGGACTTGCTAAAGTACCTGCTACAATATCATCGTTTATTTTGTCGTATAGTTTAGTTCCTAAATAGTTTTGTATGTGTAGTTGTTGAGCTTGATATATATATTGTGTATAAATATCAGGGTCTAAATTACCATTCAAATTAGTGAATTTAACTATATCATTTGTTGTTATGAATAATCCGTTTGCCATATCTTAATTAATTTGTATATCCCATTTTATCCCAATATTCTTGTGTATATCCTTTTGTTGGCATATCTGAAGGCTTCATAGAAACTTCTTTTTCATTTCTAATTCTATATCCATATTTTTCAGCTATTGCATTACTTAATGGTTTTGCTTTAGGACTTGTTGGGTCAATTTTTACACCATCTAAATTAGCGTATGTTCTACGTAGCCATTTATGCTCACATCTTGCACCACCTTTATATAACCAAATAGAATAAGTATCAGCACCTTTAACACCAAAACCTGCATTTACAACTTGACCACCCATAGAAATAATATCTTCTTTTCTATAAACTTTGTTTGCATTTACCATTTTATTGCAAAATTCTCTTTGACCTGTTAAATTACCACTATAAACGTATCTTGTAATAAAGTTTACACCATCAACTACTTCATCTTGTGATGATTTGTTAGTTGGTCTTGCAACTCCTGTATTTACAAATTTCCATATTTTAGATAATGTGCTTTGTTTTTTAGAATTTATGTTTTGTATTTCTAAATCTAATTCATCTTCAGTATCATAATCAACTTCTGTTTCGTCAATCATTAACCATTCTTCTCCTAATTCTTCTCCTTTTTCAATTAATAAATCAGCTACATTTTCACTTGATAAATTATGTGAACACATTTTAACTCCAGTTTCTTCTTCTTGAGTTTCTGCATTCATTCCTGATGTATCTACAAATTCTAAAGGTTGTATTGTTTTAAAATATAACTTTAATGATATATTGTTAATAGCTAAAATAGCGTCTAATGCTTCAATAATTTCTAATTGGTATGGTTTTATTACTATGTTGTCAAATAATAGCGTAGCAGTCTTTATTTCGTCTGCATTGTTACCTAAACCACCATCACCTGTTCTAATTCCTAATAACATTGGACTTGTAACTCTATGTCCTACTATTAGTTTTTCAAAACATTCTCTTGATAAATATTCGTAATGTGCAGGAGCATCATTTAAAGGTAAATCTTCAACAGTTGTTTTTGATTCAGCATTACTATTAAAAGCTACAATAACCTTTTCACCTCTTGCACCTGTTAGTTTTCCAAGTACTTCACGTTTCATTTTATCCCTCATTTCTTCTGAAGGAATACCATTATTGAAATTTATTACTTTTGTACCACTAAAACCGTTTTGACAATCATTAATTTGATAATCTGCAATATTTTCTTCTAATAAAGCATAAGGTAAAGAACCACTATAATCAATAGGACTGTAATAATCAAATCCACTTACATAAGGTTTAATAACGTATATTTCAACTTCGTTACCATTACCAAATCCAAAAGCAGGAATACGTTTAGCTTCTTCAGATGGTTTCTTTTTTGTCCAATCAGGAAAATAATACCAAGCTTCAATTTGTCCTTTATCATTACATTTTTCTGCTCTTAATGTTTGCATAGGAAAGTGTAAAACTTGTTTAACTTGTTTCTTTTCCATTACAATTTGCATTGCAGCCATTCCTAATAACTTTCTTTCTAAAGCTACTTTCTTAACATCAGAATCTTTAATAAGTGATTTAAATTGAGCATACTCATTTGGCTTACGATTAGAATCTAAAGCATCTAATCCTTTTCCATAAATCATATTTGTAACACCTGTTATAATAGCACCGTTTGTAGCACTATAAAGATACCTGTCAATTAAATATTGAAAGTAATTATTATCACTTCCGTATTCTATATAATTGCTCTTTTTGTTTTCTTGAATTTGAGGACTTGTATAAGCACTTAAATTAACTATTGATATATTACTCATAAATTACAAATTCGTTGTTTGTAGTGTTTGCTACGTATTGATTTTGATTAACTGTATATGTACTTGTTTCTTGATTTGTACAAAAAACTTTATCCTTATAAACTATTTCATTATTGTTCTTAATTGAAAGATTATAAAATGTATTTTCTTTTAAATTAAAAACAGATGTTGTTGTTAAATAATAATCTGATAAAAAGAAATCAGCAGCAATAGTTGTTTCACTTCCTGTACTTTCATTTCTTAAAACAATAGTAGTAGCTTTTAATTCACGAGGAATAAAGCTAAAAGTTTGTGCAGTATTTTGTTCTTTTAAAATTATCATAATATTTTTTTATAATAATAATTTAAACATAAAATTGTTTTAAAACAAAAAAGGCATACTAATTAAAGTACACCTTTTTAAAAAAACAAACAAACAAAATGTTATGCTACAGTACCTTCAACAATAGAAGCTAATATTCCTGTAGTTAATGGTCCAGTAACGAAATTAGCAGGGATTTTTTCCATTCCTTGAAATTCCATTTTATAAGATGAAGCATCACCCATTGCAGCACCTGTAGATACTGTTGCAGTAACTAAATCCATTCCTTTAGTCAAACCTGCCATAAAGAAATTACCGTTGTTATCTTCAACTATAACTTGTGGACGTCCATAAGCTAAAAGTTTAAGTTGTTTATGGTCTGCAATAGTTAATTTTTTAATATCCAAAGTTAATTTTTGGTCTACAAAAGTAGTTCCGTTATCTCTTGAACTTGTTACAGTTTGCTCAAAAGTTGAAGTTCCTTTTAATTCATATTTGTAACCAATAGGAGTACCACCTAAAGCAGTGATTACATCCTCTTGTCCTGCAGTTGCAGAATATGTTACTGTTGTAGCATCACCCCAATTAATGAAGTAAACCGCTCTTAAACCGCCAAGACTGTCTTTACATTGAACAGCCCTTCCTAATGATATATCGCAAGGCATAATTTTATATTTTTAAAGTTAAAAAAAGGGATGGCATTTTACCACCCCTTATTAATATACGTTACTAATTATTAGTTAGCAGCGTTTGTAATACCATAAGTAGTAATATCAGAAACATTACCGTATTGAACTGCAGCAGTAAATCTCATTACAACTCTAACGTTTTGTGAACCATCTACTGGACTCATATCAATTACTTGAACTTCGTTTTGGTCATTTAATAAACCTGTACCAAAATAAAGGTTAGATTTTTGAGCAGCTATAGCAACAGTTGGAGCTAATCCATTTGCAACAAAGATTTTGATACCATCAAAAGAAAGTGAACCATTGTTATACCATTGTGTTCCCATTGCGTTTGTACCATTAGCACCTAATCCAGAAGCTCCAAATCCTCCTAAAGCTCTAACATAAGCTCTTGCAGTTGCTTGAGAGATATAAAGATACAAATCTTCTTTACCATAGAGGGCGGCTGGAATGGCGTCTACCAGCTTTCCTAATTCTGCGACTACTGTAGAAGCAGCAGTAATATTAGTTGAAGTAGCAGCAACTTCTTGAGTAGAAGGTAAACCAGCATCAGCAGTAAGCAATGCAGTAAAACCATCAAATTCTCCAGCGTTAGCAGTTACACCTTTCCAGATGTTGTTTTCAATTTTTTCAGCAACTTTAGCAGCAACGTGAGAAATCAAATAATCAGCAAATGTTGGAGGTAAAGAATCAAATGCTGAATACCCTTGCTGAATCGCCATCCAAGTTTGGTGAAAGTCTTTTTTACAAAGTTGTAGGTTTACTTGGAATTCTTCAGGCGTAATTATTTTTTCAGCAATAGTAACAGTAGAAGTAGCACTAAAATCACAAGTTGCATTGGCAACAATAGCATCAGTATTGATTCTGTTGATTACTTGCTTAAATTTGATATTAGGCAATACTTCAATACCACCATTTGCAATAGTAGAACCAGAAAGTAATGCAGCAGAAATATATTTTCCTGCAAATTCTCCAGCATAAGTAGGAGAAGTAATTGTTGTTGTAGTAGGCATAATTTAAATTTTTTTAGTTAAAAAGTTTAGCCATAACTATATCTTGTGTAGTCATTTGGCGGTTAGTTGATATTTTATTTAATCTTAATTCAGATTTAACTTCAGGTGAATGTGTTAATGGTTCAACAACAACATCAGAACTTAATTCTTCTTTAACAACTTCTTTGCTTAATTTTAATTCAGCAATTTCAGTACGTAGTTTTTCAATTTCAGAAAAGAACATTTCTTTAGAAACTGATTCAACAATTCTTTTAGGAGTAGCAGGTGTAGCAGCTTGTGCTTCTACTTCTTCTTCTACTTCAGGAGCTTCTTCAACTTCTGCAACAGGTTCTTTAATTTCAGCAATAACACCTTCTACTGCTACTACTAAAATCATTCCGTCTTCAAGTTCGTATTCTCCAACAGGCATAGGAATTTTTTCCTCACCGTTTACAATAAAAACATTGTTATCCATTTCAAAAGCATCAGCTTCTATAACAGTAACTCCATCTTTAAGTTTCATTTGAGCAAGTTTTACTTCCATACCCAAAAGAGTTTTAATTTCATTAATTACATTCATATTTACTTATTTAAAAATTATTTAACTGAAGCAACTGCAGATTTCATTTGGTCTACATTGTCTTTTATTTGACCTATCTTACTTGCCACATCTACATATTCTTTATAGAATTGAGTTGTTTTAGTATCTATACCTAATTCTTTAGCAGTTTTATCATAGTTTTTATAATACCCATCAATATTTTTTTGATATGCATCAGGTACACCTTGATATTGCGTTAAAGATTTTTTAGCTTCAGCATATAATGCAGCAGCTTTATTTAATTTATCTGTAGCAATTGATGTTGCTTTTAAAGCAGTATCTGTTTGTTTAATGTAATTAGAAAAGTCAAAAGCCAATTCTACTTTTAAACTTGCTAATTCTGTTTTTCCAAACAAAGCCTCGTTTACTAATTTTTCAGTTGTCATATTATTATTTTTTATTATAATTATTTTTATAACACTTTGTTATAAATTACGTTGTTCTTGTTGAAATTATATTTCCTGCCCCATCTCTAACTACTGCAGTAGAACCTCCAACTAAAGTTCCTATTCCTTGTTCTGATAATTCTCCATTGCAACATTTTTGCGAGTATTTACCATCTTTGCATAAGCAACCTCTATTACCACCTGTTGGTGAACTTGTTTTTCCCATAATTTTATTTATTAATTTCAGCATTAGTTATTATTGATTTTATTTTATCTATTAATTCTTGTTCTTTAGCAAGTTCTAAACTCATTTCTAATTTGTCGCTAAAATATCCTTCAATACTAAAGCCTTTAACCTTTCCTGTTTTTACAAAGTCATTCCATATAGCATCATTATTAACTTTCATTGATACCATCCAAGTTCCAACAGGAGCATTTAAACCATACTTTTTAGATTTATCCATTTCAGTATCTTCTACTATCCAAGATTCAACTACTGATAAATCTTTTAATTTCTTTTCGTGTTCTAATGTTGCATTATTTTGATTGCTATTCATTAAAAATAATTCACTTGCTTTTCTTACTGTATCATTTGAAAAGAATATATAATACTCATCATCTCCATTCTTACGGTAAATGTTTTTATTTGGTATTAATGCAGCACCCATTAAAATCTTCTTTTCATCATCAACTTTAGCAAGTTCTAAATGTTCACTCAAAGCAATAAAGTTAGATTCTATTGCAGGAAATTCTACTATTGATACTGCTTCTATTCCGTTTAACTTTTCAGTTTCGTCTATTATTAATTCAACTATTCTCATATTATTTTTTTAATTATAATTAATTTATATTTATTTTGTTTATCCTATTGAAGCACTTGAAATTATATTGCGTTCCAAGCCTTGAGCAGTGGTTACGTCATTAGCCAATACATAAGTTTTAATAGGTTGTTGTTGTTGATTTCCTATTGTTTGTGCTAATTGATTTGTTGGACTTGCACCTACTACGTTAAATGCAGGAGCAGCAGGAGCAGAAGCACCACCACCTGTAGCACCACCCCCTCCACTTGGAGCAGAACCACCACCTGAACCACCACTTGATAATAATTGTCTTGCTCTTGCAATGTTACCTATAACAGATGCAGCAGTTGAAGCATAAGATACAACTCTTGCAATAGTACCAATACCTGGAACTGTTGGAAATGCTAATTGTGCTGCAACTCCTTCAGCGTTTGCTAATGTTGATGCTTTTGAAATTGCCACTGCACTATCAATACCAATTTGAGTTAATGCAATGGCTTTAGATATAATTTGACCTGCTTTTGTTTTTGCTAATCCTGATGCTTCTAATCCTGCAATTATATTATTTAAATTTGCTTTTGATGCTGCTATTGCTGTATCTTTATTTTTTTGAAATTCTATTTCTTTGTCATCTGATGCTTTTTTATCAGCTGCTATTTTATCATCAATAATTTTTTGTTCAGCTGCTTTCTTTTCGGCATCTGTTTTATTTATGTTAGATATATTATCTTTATGTTGCTTATCTAATAATTCCGTATTTAAATTATTAGCTTGATATTTAATTAACCATTCTTGATATTCTCTTTCTTCTTTTTGTAAAGGTGTTTCTTGACCTTGTATTAAAGACCTTTCTTTATCTAATACTTCTTGTGCAGAAGCCATTTCTTTAGCAATTCTATCTTCTTCTATTTTTCTTAATGCATCTGCTTCTTCTTTCTTTTTAGCTATTGCATCTTCATTTGCTTTTGTTGATGCTTCTTTATTTTTATTTCTTACTTCATTATTATGATTAGTTTGCTCTTGTCTTATCTCAACATTTTGCTTTCTAATTATATTACCCTTTTCAGCGTATGATTGATTTAAATTTTTTGTTTGTTTATTAAGTTCTTCTAATGATTTTTTAGTTACTTCTTGTTGCGATTTAATTTGTTCTTCATCAGCATCAGTTGCTTTTAAACTTGCTAAAGCATTTAAATTTTTATTATATGTATTTAATGCTATTTCTCTACTTGAATTTCCAAAAGCTATTTTTTCATCTATTAATTTTAATTCTAATTTTCTAATTGCAGCAGTAGAAGCACCTGATGCTTTAGCCATTGCTAATTGATAATCATTATTTGTTTGTAACGATTGAGATGCTTTATCAGCAGCTTTAGATTGATTTTCTAATGCAGTTTTATTTGCTTTAATAGATGCGGCATTTATTTTTGCAGCTGCTGCATTTGACATAAAATAATTTGTTAAAGCAACACCACCTGCAACTAAAGCAGCAATACCAGCAACAAGTAATCCAATAGGATTTGCAGCCATAGCAGCATTCCATAGCCATTGCCCTGCAGTAATAACTTTTTGAACTATTGCATAACTTTTTACAACTGCTCCTAATTGTCTAAATTGGTCTACACTTTCACCTATTGCTTGAGCTCCACTTGCAATAGCCATAGCAGACTGAACTTTTAAAATAGCTTGTTCTACATCTTTACTTTCAGTTCCTAAAGTTCCCATTACACCTGTAACAACAGAAAAACCACCAGCTATTCCGTTTAAAGAACCTGATAATGCTTTAAACTTTGCATCAGGATTAAATGCATCGGTTAATGCTTTTGCATCTCCTATTTTATCAGCTAATATAGCAGCGTTTTTTGCAGCAGCAACTGCTTCTTTAGATGTTGCTCCAAACTTATCAGATAATGAAGCTACCTCTGCTTGGGCATTTCTTAATTGAGATTTTAAACTACCAAGAGATTTTTCAGCATCAGCTAAATTCGATGTAATTTCTAATTCTATTGTTTTCTTTTCAGCCATTTTATTTCTCTTTTGATTTGGTTAAATCCTTGTTTTAATGTTGTTGGTCTTTGGTATTTTCCTTTAGCTATTTCAATGAGTTCACTTTGTCCGTAAAATTCATCTAATGCTAATAAATCTAAAATGTGCTTTATCATAATTCTCTATTGTCTGTTAATAATTCAAATTGAACTTCTCCTGTTGTTAAATCTGTTGTAAACGTATTAATCAAATATCTCTTATCTCTTATAATAAGCCTATCATTCAATTTAAGAGTAGTTAATAATGATGTTGGTAATATTCCACTAACTTTAATTAATCTTGCTTTAGAATCAAATATATTAGCTAAATAATTTTTGTAATATTGGTCATATAAACCTTTGTCAATTAATTCATTTGTTAATGTGGATTGTTGTTGATTAAAGTTTAATCCATAAGTATCAGTTCCATCAAAATATTCTTGTCCAAATGCTTTATATGCAGTTACAGTTGTATTGCTTAATATTCCTGTTAATGCAGTTGAAAATTTAAAATCAACTCCAACAGATAACGAAGTTAATGAAGTTGGTTTATAATCATATAATATAACAGGTTTAGGAATATATTTTTGTAAATCAGTTTTTAATGTATATCCTACTTGTAATAAATCTTGTAAATTGTTAAAGTTTAAATCTTCAAATGGTAATTTAATTGAATATTCATCTCCATCATTTTGAGTATTATAAAATAATGAACCATACTCAATTCCAGAATTAGACATAAAACCAACATTAACTAAAGATTCTGACTTCTCATATTCAAAGTTAATTTTTTTATACGTTTTAACTCTATTTAAATTGATATTATCAGATTTAATATATTTTGTAATATCTATTGTATTTCCTGATGTATAATAACTTTCTAATTGTTCAATAGTGTAATTAATTCCATCAGTTGAATAACAAGTTAGATTAAACATTTTTAATAATGCACTAAAGAAATCTTCTATTTTTATATCTGGAAAATATGTTATTATTGAAATATTTGCTGGTAATGTTTGAGCAGACATTGTAGCAGATTTTGTGTAACTCCCAAAAGTAGCACCCATATCTATTTTAAATACAAATTGGAATGCTTCAGATGTTTCTATATAAAAAGAATGTTTATTTTGGTCTGCATCTGTTCTAATTAAAAATGTACTTGTACCTCCATTACTATCTACATAAATGTCCCATCTTTCTCCATTTAAATATCTATAAACTGTATATGGAACTGTAGTAAATCCAGCTTGGGGTGTAATTGTTATTTGTGTTCCTCCTCCATTTGCTCTTATAAAATAATTATCAGTTAAATTTACAGTTACTCCTGCTAAATCTTCTAAATTTCCTTTAGTAGTAAAATCAATCTGTTGGAATAAATTTGTTTTAAATTCATCAGCATTTTTTAAATATAAATAAGCGTTTGTAAATCTTGCATCAGATAAAAATGAACCGTTAAAATTTAAATTTAAAATATTATTATCATTTGAAATCATATTTAAAACTGATGATAATTTTATAGCAGGAAATAACTCATTATATCTAATTGGATATGTAGATGAATTTATATCATTTACACCACTACCACCATAAACCCAATATCTATTAGAACTAATTAATGGAAACATTACATTAGAACTTGTAGCAGTTGTTATTCTTGATAATACATTTGCAGCACTATAAGCAAAATCATAAGTAGTATCTGTTAAATCTTTTAAATATAACCCATTAAATTTATCTTTTAAACTACCTAAAGCACCAATAAATGTAATGCTATAATCTTGTGGTTGCCCATCTTTTACATTTGCACTTTCTAATTGTATTTTACCACTTCTAAATGGAATGGTATCTATTTCAATATATGCATCAGCTTTTACTAATGTACTAAATCCATTATCATTTGAATTTTCGTACCAATGTCTGAATATTTTATTATTTTGTTTTGATGCCGGTACAGTAAATGTTTGACTAAAATCAGTATAGGTTTTACTTATATCATTTACATTTTGAATAGAACTATTAACAGAAATCTTTTCATCGTTAAATAATTCTACTCTATTGTATTCTAATGTAACTGAATCTTTAATATATATTCCTACTACTATCATACAACATCATTTATAAGGTTATAAGCGTATTCAAATTCTATTTCATAGTTTATTAGTTTGTCTTTTAAACTTACCTTTAAATCGCTTCCTTGTGT